GACCCTCACGCGCATCGACTCAGACTCAAGCGAAAAGCCGCGCAGCACCGAGCGGTCGGCCTCACGCCGAAGCGCCGCCGCAAACTCTGGCGAGACGGCTGGCTCGAGCGTGCACCGACAGTTAGGATGCCGCGGCGGCGCCATAACCGGCCCGTCAAAAGTCGGCAACGGGCTAGCGCCATACGTCGCCGACCCGTCAAAACTTGAGCCCGGCTGCGCAATCGTGCCCGAAAGCGCCAAGCAATGCACGCAAGCATTAGTCTCAGCCACCCACAACAACGGCACCCGCGCCACCCTAGCGACCACCTCGACGCCCTCAGCCCCGCCCGCGACGACCGTGTTACTCGTCAACGCCGCCACGCCTCGCGCACTACCCAAAATGGGCGCCGCGATCATGTCAGCCGACGCGCCCGCCCGCGCTAAACGCTGCGCAATACTCAGCGCCGACGCCGCCGCCTCGTCAACGGCAAGCACGCTAGCCCGCAACCCCTCGCTAGGCCGGGCGCCTAACGCCGCGACGTCGCCGCTCGGCGTCGACGTAATCCGCCGGGCATCATTGACGCCTAACCTAAACGCTTGCAAGATCGCCGCCTCAAGCTCGACCCTCATAAGCGGCGGCGCAAAGCTCAACACGAGCCGCGCCACCTCGTCAGGCGCTAGCGCCAAGACTTCACGCAACCGCGCAGCCGCCGCAAGCCAGCCGCCAATATCGCCCGACGACTTTAGCAGCGCCTCAAGCGCCGCAAGCTCGCGCTCAGCGCTCACGCGCTAAACCGCCGGGCTAGGCGCCGCCGGGCCTTGCGGCTCAAGCGGCGCAAGCGGCGCTAGCGGCTCAACCGCAGCGAGCAAGCCTTCGCCGACCGCCCCCGTAAGCACGTCGGGCAAGAGTGCCCGCAATTCTTCGCCGCTAACGACGCCCAGCGTCGCCGCCTTGCCGAGCTCTGCCAGCGTGCCCGCGATCGACTCGACCTCGTCAAGGCTACGCGGCGCGATCTCCAGCCAGCCGTCGACCGTCTCGGGCAAGTAGCCCGCTTCGACTAGCGCGTCTCTCAGCGGCACGCCGGCCCGCGTCTTTGCTTTGACTAGCGCCATGCCTTCGACGTCGTTAGCGACCTCGGCCGGTAGCCATGCGACCCTCACGCTGGCGCTCGCCGCGTCGATCCCAAAGGCGGCAAGCAGCGTCTCGACGAGGCGAACGTGCGCCGCCCCGAGAGCGCGCTGCGCTTTCTTCGCCCGGTTGATAAGTCGCGCCGACGCCCGCCGCCGCGACTCGCCGCTCGGCTGAACCCCGGCGGCGTCAAACTCGAAGAAAGGTACGCCGGTACTCGTCGCCATGCTGCGCACCCACCACTCGAGCTTGGCGAGCATAGGCCCAGAGTCGACCGCCGCAAGCTGGGTAACGCTCTTGACGCCGGCCAGTAGCTTCGTTGTGCCCGGTAAGTCTTTGAGATTGCTCGAGCCGGTCGTCGCCGAGGTCAGCCCATCGCGATCGCCGGATTGAGTGCCCGGCCCGTCGTCGCCGAAGTCGGCGTCGATATCGTCGTCGCTCTCAGCCATAGGGTCAAGCAACGCATAGCGCGACGGAAAGCCCTGAAGCTCAGTCGCCGCCAGGTCAACCGACGATATCTTCGTGATTGCGTCTTGAGCCGCCCACGCCTTGATATGCTGCGGCGTGCCATACGGCCGCCCGCCGACGCGATAATGCACCATGAGCGGCGAGCCGGCCTCGTTGCTCAGGCGCCACGAGTCGAGCTCTGACTGGTCGGTGAGGTCGGGGTCGTAGTCGGCGACCCTCTCGCCGTCGCTGCCACCCTTGCCCGGCCCGGTCGCTAAGAGCAAAGTCTCGTCGTCGTAGTAGAGAATCGCGTAATGCTGGCGCGTGCGGCCCTCGCCTTCGCTATAGACCTGCGCAAAAAACAAAGCGACGCGCGGGTCGCGCGACGAGTAGACCGCGACGGCCGTCAGCGGCGAGCGCCCCACGACCGCGGCCTCGGTAGCCGCGCCGCGGTCGTCGACCGCCATAGGGTCGACGACGACGTAGTAGTCGCCAAAGAGACACGCCTGAAGTTCCCACTCGTCGGCCTCAGCCTCGAAGTCAAGGCCGTCTAGAATGTCAGCCAGGCGCTCGCCGACCGCGCCGTCAGCCGAGACGCCCGCAAGCTCAATACGATCCGCCAGCGAGTCGATAGGAATATGCGCGAAGCTCGGCGGGCGCAGCTTGCCGCCGCTCTTAGCGATCAGCGCGCGCAACGTCGGCGAAAGCATAGGCTCTTCGGCCGTGCCGGCGTAGTAGTTACGCGCCTCAAGGTAGCGCGGCCGGCGCTCGTGCATGATCGCTAGCGCTTGCTTCAGGTCGCCGCGCGCTTGTGCCAGAGTCTCAGGTGCTTGCATAGCGCCAGGATAGCCCACGAAAGCGCCCCGCGTCAGTAACGACGGCGGGGCGCTTGCGGCGGGGCGACTCAGGCGACCGCCCAGACGTAGGGGTCGCCGGGCGTTTCGACGATCGCCCCCGACTTGACGAAGCGCGAAACGTCGAGATTGAACTCGGCGATCGTCACGCGGCGGGCTTCATGCGTAAAGCCGCCCGTAGCGTCGGTATTAGCGTAGGCAACGAGTGCGGCAAGGTAGGCGGGGCTCTGTGTGTTTGTCATGCCATTATTCTAGTAGCGCGCTACTAGCGTTGTCAAGTTTCTAGGCGTAAGGCGCAGAGCCTACCGCCCCCGTCTTCGCCGTGCCGCGCTTACGGTTGAGAAAGTACGCCACGCCCGAGCCGACCGCGTCGACCATGTCGTCGTGCGGCGCGTTAGGGAAAGCTACTTGCTGGCCTTCGAGCTCGGTCAAGCCTTCGGCGTGAACTACCCGCCCGCGCTGGTAATGGTCGAGCACGTCAGCGGCGCGTAGCTCTTTCTTGACGCTCTGGTGGATAGGCTTTATCTTGACCGGCAAGCCCCACAAGATACGCGGCCAAAGCTCGCCGCCTTGATTAGTCTCGACCAGCACAAGGCCGACGCCGAAGCGCTCGACAATCTTGAGCACCGCCAGGCGCAGCGCGTCGGGCGCTAGCTTGACTTGCACGGCGTACTCGACGCGGCAACGCCCGCGGCTCAAGCTGCCCGGCGCTGGCGGCGCCCAGCCCACAACAGCAAGCCCCGTGAAGTCGCTCGACGCCTTCGTCGTCACGGCCGGATCGACACTCAGCACGCGGCGCGTAACGCCCGGCAACTCGCCGCGCGTGAAGTCGTCGAGACTCCAATAGTCGCCATCAGCGCCTAACGGGTTGTTGAGATAATTCTTAGCGTAGCTGCGCGTATGCGCGATCGACTGAAGCCAGTCAAGCGACCACTTAGCCGGCCAGATTGACCGCGGCGCCCCGTCGTCGCTCGGCACGATGGGCAGATAGTGGCGCGCGACGAAGCCCTCGTCTTTCACCCATTGCTCAACCTTGCCCGAGCCGCCGGCCGCTGCCGCTAGCTGGTGCATGATCGACCCGGCCATCGTCACAGTACCGACCGCTATCACCGTGGCGCGCACGTTGAGCGGCAGAATCGCGCTCGTGAGAGTGTCGAGGCGCTTCGCCGCCAACGCCGACGAGTAGCGCGACTCATGCGGCTCGATATCGTCGAGCACGATAAGGTCGGGCCGCTTGTCGCCGACCTTGAGGCCGAGGTTGCTCGAGTCCATACCCGACGCCGCGAAGACGAAGCCGCTACGCGCATGGTACAGACTCACGCGGTCAGCCTCGACCGTGCCGCGGCCTCGAGTCTTAGGCGCGCAAAGGTCGGGATAGTCGGCGCGAACTAGGTCGTTATTGTCAAGCTCGCTCTTGAACGTCGCGAGGTGCGTCTCGGCTTGCGTGCTTGAGTCAGCGAAGGCCGCGGCAAAGCCGACATGCCCGTGCGCCGCAGCCCAAAGCGGCAGGGCCAGGAAGTGCCAAGTCGTCTTGCCCATATTCCGCGGCGCGACGATCGCCTCGCGGCGCTCTTGCGGGTCGACGGCGCGCTTACGCCACGCCGCGGCGCGATCCGCCCACTCGATATGTACCTCGCTCAGCGTCACGGCGCCCGACTCGTCGCTCAAGTGCTTACGCAAGTAGACCAGCGCAAAGAGCAACGGGTCGCGCTCGGTCACGCCGCGCCGGTACTCGCTCGCCACGGCCGGCCCGCGGC